AACAATATCAGCAGCGGTCGCAAGACGCAGGTCATCTTGTACTAGGTTATAACCTTCTTTTGTCATAACGACAGAACCCAAAGCACGTGAAGATACACCAAGACCAACACCAGATTCAATCAGATTTTTGGCAATTAAACCGTATGGTGTTTCCATAATCAGTGCTTTACCAACAAATGTATTACCATTTTCTACCAAACTTGTAATTTTATGTGACACACGTTCCAGATTTAACGATGGTGTGTCTGGATGTCCTAACTCGCCCAATGCACGATTTGTGTCAATATATTCTTGTTTATAACGATTAACTTCATTTCGAAGAGTATCCATTTTATACATACGATTGTTGCGATTAACTGTATCGCCAACTAAAAAAATACCCTCAATGTAAAGATTTTTCTTACCATCTTCTGTTTTTTCGGTAAGATATTTCACATTTTCAATGTGTTCTTTAATGAGTTTCATTAGATTGTTACTCCTGTATATGGATCAACATTATAAGTTGCAACTTTTGATAATTCTAAAATAAGAGTTCCACCAGTTACAATTTCAATGACAACACTTTGTGTATTATTGTTTGAAATTGCATGGCCATATTCATCAAAATCCATACTACCACCATTGTGTAATGCTAATAGTGGAACACTATTACGCACAATACGAATATGCCCATTTGTTGACCATTTCAAATGACGAATATCTGCTTCCGTAACCGTTTCGGTTGTAGCATTTGCTCTTAGATTATTAAGAGTGATCGTATATGTTCCTGCGTCAACTACACGAACAATAGAGGAACCTCTTAATGTATTAGTAATTTCAAATGGCATTTTATCTTAGTCCCATAGATTTACGACGGCGCATTGACATTTTTCTTTTTAACAATGTGCGTCTGAGTTTACTTTTTCTTGTTGTTTTCCAAGAACGTTTTAACAAACGTGCTTTACGTAATCTTACTATTGCTGGTATACGTTTAACTGTGCTACCAGAAATGCGATATCCTTTAATACCCGAACGGCGTACATTTTTTTGTACAATAATTCTACCTTTTTTGTTGCGACGAATACGACGACGAATCTTTTGTATGCGACCCATCTTAATAATGTTTGGATTGCGTTTCTTAGCCGCTTCTTCTAATACCTCTTCGTCAACTTCAATCTCTTCATATATTGCATCAACAACATACGGTTTTGCTTCTTCTAAACGAACTGAAGCAATCTCGTCTAAACGTGCAAAGATAAGTTCTTTGGCTTCGTCTAATTTATTCTGTAGAATTAGTTCTACAAAATTCATACAGTTTTCCAAACGTTGATATAGAATCAGTTAATTGATGCCAAAAAATTTCTTTGCTATCTTCTTCTAACTGTTCGTATATGTTTATAATTTGTTGTTTTGTTTCTTCATTTAGATAAATTGTATTACCATCATTAAATAACAATTCCTCTGCTTCCATTAATTCTTTAATATATTCCTCTGCTTGAATCGGTGAATCTATGGGCATACCATATGGTACACTGAATATTCTTTTAAGTTTGTCACTATAGTATAAAGCAATACGTGTGCCATCTGGATATAGTCTTACTGCTTTTCGTTTAATTACCAGAATCACTGGTGGATCTGGCACCAGTGGTGCATCCATTCGTGCTTCTTTTTGTACATCATAACCCACATCACCAATCTTTAAACGGCTTCTACGATGCTTTCTACCTAGCATGTCAGTTTTAACATCAGCAGTATCAATTAGACTCTCTTCTAGTTCTTCACGTACCGCTTGTCTTGCTTTTGTAAATATCTGTTTATTACTTGTAATCAAATCTGCCATGCGATTGAAAAGATTACGCATGATCTCACGGTCAGCATTGTTGAACTGTGGTCGTTCTTCACCCATTTTATCTAAGATTTTGTGAATACGAGCCAATTGTGCTTTGTTGGCTAAACCAGCACGAACAAGAGCGTCAAACTTTGAATAGTCTGACTTCTCTTCTTCTACGATAGATTTGAACTCTAATAACGACTTCATTATTATTTTTTCATTTGTGCAAGATTCTTTGTAATGCTTTTCTTTAAACTTTTTGTGTCGGCTTTTGTTAATGGAGTGCCGCTTCTTATACCACGACCTCTTTGACCTGGTGCCAAATAATCTATTTTACCTGTATCCGCTGTATTTTCAATACCACCGTGAGCGCCGTCTTTGTGATAACCTGTGTTATGAGCAATGCTAGATGTTCTCCATTTTGCTCTTTCATCCAATTGTTCATCATCATGTTCTACATTTTCTGCGTAGGCTTCTTCATCGTCGGTAACTTCTTCGTGACTTTGCTCTTGCCCGCCAAATAGAGTAGCAGCCATTTCTTGCTTACGGCCTTGCAGCGCATCGAACGCTTTTGCGGATAAAACATTTTCTATACTTTCTTTTGCCGCTACACTGTCACCAGCAGCAATGTGATTGATAATTTCTTGAACTTGCATAGTAACTCCCTGTTATCTGCGTCTATTATTTATATTGACAACTAATCGATTTACTTCATCATCAAGACTAGGTGTTAATGATTCCTCTTGTTCAACATTCTCGACTGTATTATCTTCTGGTTCTGCTTGTGAGACAGCATTTTGTTGTGATTCATCTGATACAGGGTCTTGTACATTATTTGGCAACGTATCTTTTTCCTCTTGAATTTGTTCTTGCATTTTTTCAATTTCTTCATCTGTCATCATAAGAACTTTATTCATAACATAGTGTTGAGAAAAATAACGACCAATATATGGGTCAACTAAACCTACCATTTGTAATCTGTTTTGTAGCAACTCTGCTTCACGCAGTTCAGTAAAGTTATTATCTTTACGAAAATCATAATAAATATTTTCTTTAAATGAATCCCATTCGTCACTTGTGCAAATACCTTTTAGCACTAATTGTATTTTCATGGCTTCATCAAATATTTGTGAAAATTTGTTACGCAGACGAACAACAAATTTAGCAAATTTTAATTCATCACGTGTAACCTCTTGTGATCGCCCAAGACCGGCAAGACCACCTTCTTGAGATTCCAAACGTGAATATGGTACGTTCAGTGATTGAAGCAATTTCTTTTGAAAATACTTCACATCTTCTAATTCACCAAGATTTTGACCAGCAGGTAATGTAGTGATTTCTGTACCCTTACCACCTTCACGGCGTGGCAACCAGAAGTCTTCAAGCATCGACATATGTTTACGTTCATCACGAATCTCACCTGTGTTAGCATCATAAACCAACTTGTTACGGTACTTAATCATGATGTCACGTAGATACTGTTCTGCTTTACCACGTGGCAAGTTACCCACATCGATGTAGAAAATACGGCGTTCTGGCGCACGACTAATACGGTAAATAACAATCGCATCTTCAATCATACGTAACTGATTGAGTGGCTTGATTGCTTTATGTAGATATGAAATAACAAATGTATTCTTCGCATCCATTAGACCAGAGTTGATATTGATAATCGAATCTGGTGCAATACGAATGCCTTGACCTACATTTGATGTATATGTTTGAGTTGTTGTACCACGGTCATTGTAGACATAGTATTCAGCAACCGATACAACAATCATTGCGCCTGTTTTAGGGTCACGATCTTTTTTGATTTCACGCACTTTACGAATTTTGCGTGGATCAATGTATCGCAGTTCTTGAATACCTTCTTTAGGATTTTTGTCATTGACTACGATATGATAAAACATACGACCGTCAATGTACCAACGTTTGAATAAATCATCAGCAAGATTACTAAAGTTTAACATTTTTAATACATTGTTAAACTCTTCAATAATTTTTTTCTTAATTGCGTCTGGTTGTTTTAGATTATCTAAAATAATGTCAACAACTTTACCTTGATCATCATGTGTAATGGCTTCATTCACAATTTCATCAATTGCCATTTGACATTCGGGATGATTCGACATCTCACGATATCGTGTAACGAGTTCTATTTCATTACGAACAGAACCTTCTAGATCAACGTATGTGCCATAATACGCATTTTGTGTAACGGTAACTGCACCATCATCTACAGTTGCAGAAGGCAAAGCAAAGGATGCCTGTTCCGGCTTTTCAGCCTTAACGACATCCTTAGAACCTAATGTAAAGCCGAAAAGTTTAATTGCCATTAAATATTATCCTACAATAAGAGTAGGGCTTTTGCCCCTACTCTTAGATCACACCGGCTGCAACTGCTTCCCACCACTGATATGTTAGAGTTATAGAAAACTCCTCAATTGTGTCATTTGAACCCCAATCAACATCAATTGGTGTAATATCAGTTGGATACATGCCTATAAATTTATATTGTTTAAGTGCGTTACCAGCTTTACCAAATTGTGTAATTTCACCATCGGATGTGTAACCTAATGGTGTACTGGCAACTGGATTACGAACGTTTAAACTGTGGCTGTTAATACCATTCATCCATCGTTCGAACGCATTACGCACAATAAAATCTTCATCATTAATAACTGTTACTGTCCAATCAGTGAATGTACGATTGCCTACAAACTTTAATTCACGACCAAAATATTGAACAGGCACAACACCCAGAGTTGCACCTGGAAGTTGTGCTGTTTTACACATAAAAGTCATTTTTGTTTGTGCGTTTCCTGGTACTGAGAATGCAGGAAACGGCATACTTACCTCAAATAGATTTGGACGAGCGCCGTCACCAACTAATTGTGAACGGAATTGATTTACACTAAATGCCATTTGTTATTCTCCTGTTTCTCTTTTATTTAGGCTGCACCTACTACCTCATTGAAACTTACACCTGTACGTACTGCAACAAAGTTAAGTTGAATGAAGTTAATAGAACGAGCAGGTTTGATGTAAATGTCACCAACAAACTCATTACGATCAATAACTTCTCCTGTGTTGTTTGTATCATCGCAGACTACACGGAAGTCAGTGATACCACGACGACCTTGAACATCACGCAAGAATGGTTCTACTAGAGCAACAAACTGAGCACGTGTAAATTGATCGTTATATTCAAACAAAGAAAAACGAGCCGCACGTGAGATTGCTTTTTCAAGCACAATGAATAAACGACGAACATTGATGCGATCAAATGCGCTTGGCTTGCTCAACAGTGTCTTATCACCAAACAAAACTGTACCTTCACCCGGAAAACTTACTACAGGATTTACACCAACTTGATACAAATCATCACGATTTGCTTTCGTTGGATTCCACGCAAGTTTAATTACATTTTTAATTTGACCACGATTTAAACCACCTGGTGAGAACCAAGGATCACGTTCGTTATCTGTGCGAACACATAGACCAGCAATGTCACCATTCAGAGGAACAAAACGATATGTATCTGAGTATTTATCGTACTGATACTTATA